CGTGCCGTGACGCGTTCGCCACACTGACCGGGCTGTGGGGGTTCGCCGCGTCGTACTGGGAGGATGGCGGCACCCCGCCGTACGCCCTGAAGCATCCCCGCCGGCTCACCGCCGAACAGGCCGACGAGCTCACCACCCAATGGACCGACGCTCGCCGCAAGCGCCGGCCCGCGTTCCTGTCGGACGGGATAGGGCTCGAAACATTCACCCAGCCATCGGCGGCCGACGCCCTGCTCTTGGACGGGCTCAACTACTTCGACGCCGCCCTCGCCCGCGCGTTCGGTTGCCCACCGTCGATCCTCAACACCCTCAGTCAATCGTCACTGACGTACGCGACGACGAATGAGGAAATGCGCCGCTGGCTGTCCACCAGCATCGGCCCGACGTACCTCACCCGCATTGAGGCTGCGTTCTCCGACTTCCTGCCGCGCGGCCAGGTCGCCGTGTTCGACACGTCGAACCTGCTGCGGACCGACTACAGCGCGCGGGTGACCACCGGCACCGCCGCCGTGGCCGCCGGGCTCATCACCGTGGACGAATGGCGCGCTCAGGAAGGGCTACCGCCGCTCCCCACCGGCATCCCCGTGTCCATTTCACCAATCGTCGAAGGGATTTAGCCATGCCTCTCGTCAACCCCGCCACGTTCCCCCCCGTCCCGTTGAGCGAGTCCGACATCCCGGGTGACGAGCCCGACGACGACGAGCCCGACGACGACGAACCCGACGCCGACAAGCCGTCAAAGCGTCGGGCCCGGAAGTGACCGAGTTGGCGACCCGCCGGGCGCCGATCACCGCCGTCGACACCAGCGCGCGCACGATCACCGCCCGGCTCGTCACCTGGGATGACCCGCGTGTCGTCGTGGACCCGGACGGCTCGAGGTACACCGAGACGTTCGCGGCCCGGTCGCTCGAGCCGTTGGACGATACGTACGTGGTCGATGAGCACGGCGGGCAGCTCATCGGGCACATGGACGGGCACCGTGATGAGGGTGGCGGCCATGTCGCCGATCTCCACATTGCGGACACGTTGGCGGGCCGGGACCTGCTCGCCCTGGTCGACGCCGGCACGATCCGCCACGTGTCGATCGAGTTCGACCAGAGGGGGGGCGCCGCGTCATGGAACGCGCAACGTGACGCCGTGACCCGCACCACCGCCGCCCTTCACGGGGTTGCGTTCGCGTTCCGTCCCGCCCATACCGCCCCAATCCTGGCTGTACGAAACGAGGAACCGCCCGTGTCCATGACCCTCACCGACAACCCGATGCCCACCCCCGTCATCCATGTCACCCCAGCGGACGCCGACGAAGTGATGGCGATCCGTGGCGACCTGGTGGCGCTGCGCGAGGAAATCGCCACGCGGGCCGCCGCCGGAGTCCACCCGCTCTCCCGGTTCGACGCGTTCGTCGACTACATGGAAGCCGCCCGGGGCGACAAGCTCCTCGTGCGAGCCCTCGCCGACCAGATCGTCGCGAACAACCCCGGCGTCATGCCACCCAACTGGGTCATGGAAGTCAAAGGCATCGTCGACAAGGGCCGCCCCGCCATCAACGCGCTCGGCGGGCCCGTCCCGTGGTCGGGCCCTGGTGACACCCTCAACTGGCCGTACTTCGACGGCAACCTGTCCACGCTCGTCGGGATACAGGCAACGCAGAAAACCGCCATCACCAGTGTGCGGGTCGACCTGAAGAAGGGCACAGCGACCCTGAAAACATTCGCAGGTGGCGGTGACGTGGCATATCAACTCGTGAGGCTGTCCGGGCCGAAATATCTCGACGAGTACGTCCGGCTGCTCGTCAGCGCGTGGGGGTTCGTCACCGACAACGACTTCATCGACGCCCTGGCCGCCGGCGCCACCGGCACCGGGACGCTCGACACGTCGACGGCGACGGCCGCCACCACCCGCGCGGCGCTGTTCAACGCGTCGATGGCCGTGCAGGCCGCCACCGGCCGCCCGGCGTCCGTCGTGATCGCCTCGAGCGATTGGATTTCCGCATTCGCCGCCCTCGACGGCCTGTGGCCCTCGTCCTACGGCACGAACAACGCCTCGGGTACCGCGGACGCCGCATCGCTCGAGATCAACATTTCCGGTCTGCGCGTTGTCTACGAACCGAACCTCACCGCTGAGACGCTTATCGTCACGAACCCTCTCGCTGCCCGGTGGCACGAGGATGGGCCGCTGCTCGCGCAGGCGGAGGATGTAAATCTGCTAGGGCACGACATCGGGGTGTGGGGAATGGGCGTGACGTCGATCTACATCCCCGCCGGTGTCGTCAAGATCGTTGGTGCATGAGCGATACCGAACCCGTAGCGCCGCCGGCGCCGCTGGTCCCGGCCGAGGAGCTCGACGCGCTCATACTCGCCGTCACCGTCGCCCTGTCCGGGGAGGTGGCCGCCGACATAGACCGTGACGGCGCCAAGATCGACCGGGCCGTCCGGGCCGCCATCGAAGGTGTCGAGACATACCTCGACATGGTCGAATCTCCCTATCTGGTCACCGCCGACGTACCGGCCCGCGTGTTCAAGGCGTTGGTCGACATCGCGGCCGGGGAGACACGCCGGGCCGGGTTCGCCTACGGGCTCGCCGGCTACGACGAGGCCGACCCGATGGCGACCCGGGCGATGGGAGCGATACGGGCCGAGCTCGCCCCCGGGTTGAAACAGCGGTGGGGGGTGGCGTGAGTGAACACCCGCCGCGAGGTGGCCGACACCCTCGCCGACCTGTTCCGCCCCTACGACGTCGCTGTCGTCGCCGACCCGGTGTCGGCGGTCATGCCGCCGTGCATCATCCTCGCCCCGGACGGCCCGTACGCCACCCACGAAACCGCCTGCTGGGCGTCCACCTTGCAAGCCACCCTGGTCGGCGGCCGCATGGATGACCTCGGCGTCTACGACCGGCTCGACGCGCTACGCACCACGTTCTGCCAACTGGTGTCGCCCAGCTCGGCCGGGGTTGTGAACCGGGGCGCGTCGGGGGCGCCGGTACGTCAAACCGTTGGCGACGTCGACTGCCTCACCGTCGCGTTCACGCTCACCGTCTACGACCTGGGCGACGGGCTCACCGCAACCTAAGGGGACCGTATGACCACCTTCATCATGGATTTCGGCGATGGCACCCTGTCGCTCGGCGGCACCGACCACATATGCCAGGTCATGTCCGCGGTCCTCGCCGGGTCGAACACCCGACAGGACATCACGACCGGGTGCGGCACCACCACCCGGTTCATCAACGAACGGTTCGAGCTCCAAGTACGGTTCGTGCAGGACTTCAGGACCGGCGGCATATCGAAATACCTGTGGGATCACTACAACACCGACGTGGCGTTCGTGTTCTCCCCGGCCGCCGACAACACCCCATCGGTCGCCGGGACGTTGACGTGTCCGCGCCCGAAACTTGGTGGGGATGCCGGTACACCGTGCATCGACGATCTCACCATGCCGTGCGTGGGGACCCCCACCCTGACCGGCGACGCCTAAACCCGGCCCATGCCCCGACCGACCCTCATCGTGGTCACCGAACCGGTCCGGGCCGCGTTGCACCTCGCCACCAAAGACGCCGTAAACCAGTGCGCGCTGTTGATCACCACCGATGCCCGCCGCCGGGTTCAAGCGGCGATCGGCGCCGAGCAACGCCTCTCGCACGTTACGGCAAGGGTGCGCGCCGATAAGGGGGGCCGCCGCGTCAAGGTGTCGGCCGCCACGATCGGCAAGGGCGGAACCCGGATCAACCCGGCGTACAAGCAGGCCGATTCGGTGACGAACCCGACCGCCATCATCGGTGCCCGCGGCCCTGCCCACCTGATCGAACATGCCCGCCGGGGCGGCTATGAGGTGAAACCGTTGAAGGTCGCCGGCGCCGGCCCCGACATCGCCGACGTGTTCGCCATGATCAAAACGGCGCAGCTCGCGTCCGAGCTCGGTTTGCCGCAAAGCTCGGCGGGGCGGGCGTTGAAGGTGCCGGGGACGGACGGGCGGGCCCGCGCCCACCCCGGTCCGATCCGCGACCCGTTGCGCCCGATCACCACCGCGTTCATGCAAGCCCGCAAAACCGTGGAGAAGGCGGCCCGCGACGAGGTGGCGGCCAGCCTGCGCCGCCGAGGCATCCGGTAATGGCATCGCCGATCGACATCCTGCTGAAGGTGTCGGCCGATGTCCGCGGCGCGCTCACCGGGATCAAACAGGTCGAGGACGGCGCCGTCCGGGCCGAACGTGAAGTGTCGAAGCTGGGTTCGACCGCCACCCGGGTCGGGCAGGCGTTGCGGACTGTCAGTGACCGGGGCCGGTTCGGGTTGGGTGCTGCCGCCGGTGCGTTCGCCGCCGGCGGCAACCTGGGCGAAGCCGCGTTCGCCGGGTTGGGTGCCGCGTTCCCCGCGTTGGGTGTCGCCGCCGCCGCCGGTGCCGGTGCCGGTGGCGCCATCGACCGGTTGCAAGGTGACGCCCAGGCGCTCGCCAACGCCCAAAGAATCCTGGGGGCGCCGACATCCGCGGCGGAGGCCGCCGACGCGCTCCGCAAGCTGGCCGGACGTCGGGCCGGCGACTTCTCATGGGGCCGCTGGTTCCGACAGGGCGGCGACATCCTCACGTTGAAAGAGGAACCGCTCACCCCCGGCCAAACCGACAAGGCCCGCGAGCTCCGCAAAGCGTTCCGTGACCTCACCAGGGCCAACCCGGCGTTGGCCGCCCAGGTCCTCGCCGAGCTCGGCAACCCGAACGACCTCGCCCGCGTCTACGCCGAGGAGACCGCCGCGATGACCGCCGACGCGAACCGGGCGAAGCTGTCGGCCGGCTACCTGGGCAGTCTCCCCGGGGCGTCGGTTACGAACGTCTATTCGACGTTTTCGGGGCTCGGTGGTGACAGTGCGGTGGGGCGTGAGGTGCGCGCCGTGCAGGACCGCCGGGACCGCAACAACGGCCGGTACGTGACGACGTACACCAGGCGGTGAACGGTGACCGCCGCCAACGCCGCGTGGGGTGGCGCCGTGCTCACCGTGACCGTGTCGTCGGTGGACGTGTCGTGCGACATCCTCGAGGTGGTCGTAGACCGGTCGAAGAACCGCCTCTGGGACCCGCCCGACGCCGGCACGTGTCTGCTGACCTTGAACCTCCTCGACGGGGGCCAGCCGGCCAGTAGGGGCCCTGTGGGGGCGATCGTGCGGGTCAAGGTCGCCTACGGGGCTGTCAACCGGTGGCTGTTCACCGGCACCGTCCAGCGCCGCCGCCTGATCACCTCCCCCACCCAGGGCGACACGTTGGTCCTCGACTGTGTCGACGAGTTCGAGCTGCTGTCACGGGTCAACGTCCGCGCCGACGTGGGCGACACCGCCGTGGGTGGCGGTGA